GAAAGGGAATATTGTCATAGTTTGCATAATAGAATATGCAGTTTTCATTTCTTCCGATTGAGAAGAGAATCCATTATTCGCAGTTCTGATTCCAAATAGTAATGGGGAAACAATTCTATGAGCCACGAGAATTCTATCTTGAGCATATTCAGCAACATACTGATATTTCTCATGTAAGTTCTCCATCGGAAGTGTATCTATTGTAGGTTTGTTTACAGCATCATCATTAAACGATACCATAAATCTACCAGCATTTCTTGTACCTGTAAATTTAGATTCTAATAGTGCTTCTATTGTTTGTCTTTCTTCAGGTGCAGGAACTCCATTATTGAAGTTAACCATTGCAACTGGCAAGAATCCATTCTCGATATTGTTAAGGTGTAAGTTAGATAACTCAGCTTCTGAGAATGAGAATTGTAATGCACTTATCCAATCAGGTAATGAATAGTAATATCTGTTAGGTTCGTACTCTTTAACATATAGTACTTCTATTTCTTCATTAGATGAACCAAAAGAAGGTAAATACTTCTTTTGTTTCTGTTTTCTCATATCAGTCCAATCCACACAATAGTAGTAACCTTCTACTTTACCTAAGTGATGTATTTTCTTAGCACGAAGATTTTGTACAGGTGTATGATACATCTTAAGTATCTGTGTATGTGATTCATTCCATATTACTTGGAATGCAGCATTACCATACAATTTTAAATCAAATGATACTTTTCTTAAATCTTCTGGTGGAATGATTTTATCTAATTTTATTTGTTTCTCTTCTTCTTTTGTAAAGAGACCTTTACCATATACTAAATCAGCTACACCATCAACTGCAGCTGCATTTGTTGTAGATGTATTATAAGCCTCAGTAATTAAACCGAAGTAATCATCTTGTTCAAGTATTCCAACAGGCACCCATTGATATCTTGTTTTAATATCTTCGGTTACAATAGGAATATCCTGTCTTGTAAAGTTTACAATGTTAAAGTTCTGTTCTTTTTTCATATTACATTACTATATAATCGTTGTTGGTAACATTAGAGATAAACTCTTCGTTTTGAGTTGTATATACTGTTTTATCTTCAGGTGTTACTGATTGTGATGAGAATATTGCCATACTACCATTGTATATACTACCACTAACACTACCACTAATGTGTACAATAAATTGTTGTCCTGTCTCTACCTGATTCTCTAACGATTGTGAAAAAGTTAAAATGTTCTCATATGGATTCCATGAATAAGAACTTGTTGGTAAAGGATAATAAGATTGAGAATATGTTAACATATCCTCTAATATTAGTGTTAACTGCTCACCACTACCTGTACCATCAGTTATGACAGAGGCAGTATCTTGTGTGCGGATAACGAATTCATTAGATTGAGAGATATAATAACTAAGCATAATTCTAATCTTTATGAATATAACAAACAAGAAATAACTTATAGTTATCTAAACATAACTCAGTCATACCTCATCATTAGGCATAAAAAAACCCCTCCAATCAAGGAAGGGTTTTTTAATTTTATAAGTTCTCAAAGTAATTATCTACTTATCGAATATTATTAGTCATTCGTACCATATACGATTGTTGGACCAGCTACTAAACCAGCGAATGGGTTAGTTGTAGTAGAACCACTTAAGAAAGCTGCTGGTAACTTCTCTTCACCTGTGAAAGTAGCAGAGTAACCATAAAGGTCACCAAGTGCTCCACCAGTTTGGATTGTACCTGCAGTTAAATCATTTCCATGTTCTTCTCCAGCTAATAATGCATCTCCACTATTAGTCCATACAATAATTTGAGGTCTGCCATAAGCTAACAATTTTAATTGAGTTGTCATACTGTTAGTTAACTTTTTCAAGTTAAGTACAGTCTCTTGAGAAAAGAATGTTGTACCATTCTCTCGCGAAGAGTTGACAGTTTCTGTATAAGTAGAAGTACCTTTGAGTTCGTAAAAATAAGCAGTTGAACCACTCAATGAAGTGATTTCACCGTCAGCGTTCTTAGTAAAAGAACCTGATTCGAAGTTAATGAAGTAAACACCCTGCAGTCCACCTACTGAATCTTTTCATACTTCGTTTCTTCCTTTGTTAATTAAACAACTCATAGTTTCTCCTTTTTATAATTAATTGTTAAACTTATTAAAATGCTCCAAAATAAACGATATCAGAACCAACACCAAATTGTGTTCCAGCAGTATATCTCATGATAACTCTGTAATTCTGACTTCCGTCTAAATTAGCCATGTCTAGCACGCGTACCTCGTTGTAATCACTCATTAAACCTGTACCAAAGAATAGGTTAGATTTTTGAGCTGCAACAATCTTGTCATCACTCATACCAGGACAAAGAACTAATTCAATACCTTGGAAGTTAAGTGGTTTTTCACCAACATTCAATTGGTTGTTGTAAGAATTGTTTACAGGGTCAGCTAATCCTGAAAGTGCTGATTGATAAGCTCTTGCAGTTTTAGAACCGATGTAGATAACTAAATCTTCTTTACCATATACAGTAGAAGGAATAGTGTCATAAACATCTTGTAATCTATCTACAACATTCGCTGCTGTAATAGAACCAGATATAATAGCACCTGTTCCATCAACTCTTGCAGGTTGTACTGCAGTAGTTAGTAAAGTTGCTGCTGATGCAGATAAAGCATTTTCGAATCCACCAAACTCACCATTTGTAGATGATGAACCTTGCCAGATTGATTGTTCTGTAGCTTCTGCTACTTTTCCTCCAACATAAGATACTAAGTAATCGTTAAAATCTCTTGGGATTTCATCGAATGCAGAGAATCCTAATTGTAAAGCATTCCAAGAATCAACAAATTCTTGTTTGCAAAGTGATAAGTTAACTTGTAGCTCTTTAGGCTCAAGTATTCTTTCTTCGATAGAAACTGAACCACTTGTAACGAAGTCACAAGAAGCGTCTTGTACAATACCAGAAACATCAACCTTCTGTATAACTTCTTTGAATTTTACATTTGGTTTGATTGTTACTAATTGGTTGTCAAGAGTTCTAGCAGAAAGTAAAGCCGCTCCGATATACCCTGCAGCCGCTTCACCAGCGTATGTAGAGTTGGAAATTACCGGTTGACCAGTTGTGAAATTTTGTAATTTTCTCATTTTTTCTCTCTTTTAAATTAAGTTTTTTTATTATTTGTACATTTTCGAAATAACGGAGTTTGTATAAGATTTAATCTTGTAATCTCCTTTGTTTCTTTTACTAAAGTATGAAGACTCTTCAACAGGAGCACCATCTAATTTCTTAGATTCTAATTCTTCCTCTTTCTTTTCTTCTTCCTCTAATTTTTCTTTTTCATCAGCCATCTCTTTGATAGCAGACTCAAGTTCTTCGATTCTTTCTTTAAGTTCTTCAACCTTAGAATCATGCTCTTCGAGTTTAGTTTTCATATCGCCTAAGTCAATTTCTTCAGCGTCTTTGTCAACCACCTCCTCGTCAATCATTTCTTCTTCTTTAGAATCATGTTCTTCAAGAGCTACTTGCTCAGATTCTTCTGATTTCGTTCCAGATTCAGGTAAGTCTTTTACCTCCTCTGTTGTTACATCAGCCATCTCCTCTTCTTTATCTTCGTGTTCTTTTGCTTCGATTTCAACATTTTCTCTTTCCTTGATGATTCCACCTTCAGTAAAGATTTTGATTCTGTTAATGTTATCAGACTCATCTCTTAACTCTAATAAGTGTTCTCCATCAGGAGCAGGAGTTTTTGTTCCATCTTCGTGGATAACCTCAACAGGTTCTCCCACATCAAAAGTTGGAGATTCAACAAGAGTACCATCAGCTAATTTTGCTACAGTAAGTTTTTCTTCACCTTCTTTAGAATCTAAAGATAGTAAAGCCATTATCTTACCTAATACTGTGTTTGAATTCATAATTTTCTCTCTTTTTTGTTTTGTATTAAATGATATATCTTACCAATATAACAATTATATCGGTAAACTTTTAAATTTTATATTTTTATATACTTTATTTTTAGTTACCGGTATCTGGCAATAAGCCATTTACTCGTGAGTTCATATCTGTTGTATTGTTCGTATCAAATATTTTTACTGTGTAATAAACACTAGCACCATTGTTAGGAGCTATAAATAATCTACCATCAGGCATACAAACTATTGCTTGATTCTGTCTATCACCACCTGTTGAGTTTGCTGGTAATTTATATTGTGTTTTAAAGAATATATTCTCTCTCCAATTGTAACAATATAAATCAGTATAGATACCACCTATCTGTGATACACCTTTTGATGATGAATACCAAGCATTACCATCAAGACCTGTAAATACATTACTCCAAGGCCCAAATGATGTTGTTGAGAATCCTTTTGCAATTACATCTATTTTTGATGTACCACCATTTAAACTTGCTGGTGTGTATAACATATAGTTAGAACTATTCCAACCAGGACTAAATAATTTACCATTTGGTAGTGGAGCCCATCCTTGATAACCTGCATATTGGATACCACCTGATATTGTACTAAATGTATCGTTTACTATATCGTATTCTTTTATATCTCCATTACCTTCACCAGCCCATACTAACACACCATCTCTTGACATTGCAGGTGAACCAAAGTTTGTTGTAGAAGTAAATGATGAACCAATAAGTGTAGAGGTGTTAAAACCACCTGTAGTCATTGATAATCTACCGATTTGTGTTGTACTACCAAATATAGGAGCTATATAATGGTCTCCTTCATATTGTACACTACCCCATGTTTGTGATGAACCATAAGGTAAAGTAATACTTGAAGTTGCTGCAGTATCAGCTTCTACTGCTACTGCTCTATCTGCTGTTACTACAAAGTAATTAGAGTCAGGATTGTAAACCATACCTCTCCAATTATCAGCACCACCAGGTAAGTTAACAGTATTCTCACCACCACCTATACCATTATAGATAGATAAAGTTGTTGAGGATTCATAACAAACAGCTAATTTACCAGTTGATGAAATAGCTGCAGTACAAGTACCACCATGAGTTTCTGTAAAAGCAGAATAAGAAGCAGAAACACCTGATTCAAATCCTGCTACTGAAGAAGTAGTTACATTGTTAGGTGAGTAATAACTCCCAAAAGCATCGTAAAAGCTACTTCTTGTATCTCGTGTGTTTACTTTAGGGAATGCCGTGTTGTGGAATCCTAAACTCATATTATACTAAGTTTTTAACAGATGCTGCATATATGTACTGATTACCTGCACCATCTGAGTTATTATATATTTCAAATGATATGATATCTTC